CGCTTAACAAGGCCCCGTAATACCTTGCCTGCCGCCTTTGTCCACATCAGGAAAGCGTCGGCAGCGCCCTCTATGTCGCCACGGTTGTAACGCATACGGATGCTGCTGCGCTGGAGGTTTCCGAGGCCGACGTTGAAGGCAAAACTTACCAGAGCATCAAATTGGCCTTGATGACTAGTAGCAGCAGGGCAAAGTCGGGCCACGCCGCGCTCAAACCGCGCAAGGTCTTGAGACAGGATAGCGTCCACCTCTCCCATCGTGAGGCTGCGATCCCAGCCATCGGGTATCGGTAAGGTACGCCGTTCCTCATATTTCACCGCAATGTGTGAGGGGTCTATGACGTGGCCGACCCCGACCGTCCATAGCAGAGCCGGACACCGATAAGGTCGCGTCCTTACGCCCTCGTGATGCTTAATCATCGCCTTGGCGGCGTCTGACACCTTCATTTTTTCTGGAAGGCTTGCGTCCCGAACCAGAAAGCAATGATGCTGGACAGGATCAACATTTCGTCGTCGCTGAACACGTTTTCCATCGCAATCGCAAACGGGATGCCCGTGGTGTAGGCGTACCAGACGCCTGCGACGTTCAGCGCGACCAACTCTAGCACGAAGATGTAGGTGACGACCGGGCGCACCGAGGCACGCAGGTTGATCATCCATTGGCTTGCGCCTTTGCCGATCTCAATGTCGTGCTGGTACAGGGCTTGGCGTTCCTCGGCAGCGGTCTGCGTCTGAATTTGCTCCAGTTTGATTTCCTCAACGCGGGCCTGTGCGATCAGGCCACGTTCAGCGAGGGCTAGTTCACGCTCCTTCTGCGCGGCAACAAGGGCAAGTTCATGCTTCTTGTCTTGCCGGTCTTGGAAGATGGTCAAAATCTTCGGCAGACCGCCCGCAAGGAACGACAGAAACGTGCTAACCATCGTCATCATTTGCTGGCCCTCACCACATCATCGCCCTTGGTCACAATAACGTGGCCGTTTTCAACGTCCACCCGCATTGGCTGCTCTTTACGGTCAAGCCTGTCTAGTTTGGCGATCAAGTCTTTAATAACACCAAATTCGGGCTTGTCCTCTTTTTCCACCGTGCCAGCGATAGACGCCAACATGGAGATTAAGGCGGTTAGCGAGGCACCAAGCAAGCCCATCACGGCGGCAATCTTCTCGCTGTCCAACGCAAGACTGGAGAGGACGCCGATGACTACGATGGCCGTGATGTATTTAAGGCCGTCCTTGCCAATGGCCTTGCCTGCAACATCTTTGGCGCTGCTCTGGGCTTCAAGGCGCTGTAACTCGGCCTTAATTTGCACCTTCAGAAGTTCAATGTCCTCGCTCACTTCATCGCATCCATCAGCATTACGGCCATGCTGCCAAGGGCGGTGAGCAGCACAAGGATGATCGTGCCGCCAACCTTCAAGACTAGCCCTTCAAGGCGTTTAAGGCGGGCGTGGATGGCCTCGTAGCGCACCGCACAAACGTCGATGTGACTTGTCACGGTCACCTCCAGTTCTTGCACCGTGGTCATTACGCACTCCACGGCAACGGTTTGGCAACAGTCGGCGGGTTCACCTGTGCATCCAGTTCCCGCGCCACGTTCGCCTCTACCTCGGCTTTGTCCACGCCGTTTGCCCAGACCCAGCCGAGTACATCGGCTTCGGTCAGATCGGGGTAGGCGATGAAGTCGCCGCTCGGTGAGGCAAAGCCCATGCTGCCGTAATTGGACGCGCTGTGGTCGCCATCTACCGCCGTGCAGCGCCACGTTGCCGTAACTACGCAATCGGTGTGCGAGCCGTCTACCGGCTTCACGACCATGTTCTCAATTTTCCAGTTAGCCATTGTCCGTCTCCCTCTGTTCTGCCTGCGCCTTTACTTGCGCGTCAATTTTGACCAACAACGGCCACGCGCCGCTGCTTGTCGGAAGTTGTCCCAATACTTGCAGGATGGCCTGCACTTCTTCGGGGGTAAGGTCTAGTTTCATCGTCACTCCTTATGGGCCAGCATCGCGCCAAGCGCCGCCGCTGTAGAAATAGAGTTTGTTGTTGGTCGTGTTTACCACAATCGGTGCCATGCCCGTGATGGCGGTCGGCGTACCCGTCGGCGTACCCGCACAGGTCGGGACATACAAAAAGCCGTCCGTGGCGGTCGTGGCAAGAGCAACAGAGCCTCCCGCAACTACGTTACCCGTAGAGGTAATACGCATACGCTCGGTTCCGGTCGTATCAAACCGCAATCCATAATAACCAGTCAGCGCAATTGAGTTATCAAACGCGCCGCCAGATAAAACAGATGGATTTCCAAGCGTTCCTACAACAACACTAGCATTTGAAAAATAAATGTTTGCGCCATTTCCATTTCCGCTAGATGCCCCATTGATACGAATGGAAACCGAGCCAGACCCAGCGCCAACGTCAAGCGGCACTCCTATTGACGTAGTGCCAATCCCGACGCTGCCAGCAAAGTAGTTATTAGCCGTCCCCGCTGCATAAAAGTTCCAGCGGTTTGAGCCAGAGGCGATGTCGCTGTAGAAGCCGTAGTTGTTGGTGGCGCCAGTAAGGTTGCTATTGACGGCAAACCCAAATTGACTTGTAACTGCTGAACCAGCCCCAATTGTTCCTTGCGAAGCAAAGAAATGACGCAAAATACTAGCCGTAAACGATGCTGCCTCCGTGCTTGGAAAAGACGTAAATGCGTTTGCACTAGCTGTTGCACCGCTAGGAAATGTTCCAGAAACAATGACTCCGCGACTTGCTCCCGATGAACTTGGTAATGTGCCTAAAACTTCTGCTTTGGCGTTTGCATTTGCCGTCCCGCCAATCCCGACGCTACCGTCGGACGAAATACGCATACGCTCGGTAGGCGAACTTGATCCTCCGTTTGTGGAAAATGAAAGCGCAGAAGAAACATTATTTGTTGAAGGCGTTGCTGTAACAACAGCCTGTATGCTGGTGGCTTGAATAAAACTAGATCCATCGTAGGCATACGTTTGAATATCGTTAGTCTGATCACCAGAACTTACAGCGGTTGGCGATGCGGATGTTCCTCTTGATTTATAAAACCGCAATCTAACTGGCGTAGTGCTGTCAGTATTTATGTTTCCAACAATATTATTGCGAAGCAAGTCCGAAGGACTAGAGCCAAAGTAATGCGTTCCTGAAGTTAAACTAATATTTGTTGTGTTTCTTACGCCCGCCATGAAGTAACCATTTACGTCAAGTGTCGTAAAAGGCGACGCAGTAGCAATCCCGAGATTCCCCGACGTATCCAGCCGCATACGCTCGCTGCCGCCGGTATAGAAGATCATCGGAACATAAGAGCCGGTTCCGGTAATGTCTGAACGAATTTGCGAATCAGAAGTCCCGTTTTGCAGCAATCGTATAAACGATGCGTTGGTCGGGTCGTTTACGCCAAAGCAGTTAATTGATGACGTTGTTCCCGTTCCGTTTGGAATCAGGCCGACAAAGGTTGTTGCGTTTGTCGTGCTGCCTTGAAACATCAACCGATTCGCAACCGTCGCATTGCTAAAGTCGCCCGTGATGCGCTGGGCGGTGGACGAGAAAGTGAGGTTGCCGGTCGTCACCGTCGCCGTACCTGCGTTCAGCGAGGCGATAGAGGCGTTGGTGACCGTGAGTCCCGTGACCACCGCCGTGCCGACGTTAGCCGAGGCGACAGAGGCTCCCGTAGCCGTCAGCGCGGTGACCGTTCCTGTCGTAATCAGCGCGACCGCTGCGTTGATAGAGGCGACCGAGGCCGACGTAGAGGTGAGGTTAGTCACCGTCCCCGTCGTAATTACCGCCGTGCCGACGTTTGCAGAAGCAATAGACGCGCCTGTTACCGTTGCAGCGGTAATGACAGCGTTGCCTACGTTCGCAGAGGCGATAGATGCCCCGGTTGCCGTGAGGTTGGTGATTACCGCCACGCCCGCGTTGATGCTGGCGATAGAGGCTGCCGTAAACTGCAGGTTGCCGATGTTGGCCGAGGCAATAGACGCGCCAGAGGCGGTGAGATTGGTCACCGTGCCTGTGGTTATTAACGCTACAGCGGCGTTTATAGAGGCCGTGGAGACGGTCGGCAGGTCTGACTTGCCTGTGACCGCGAGCGTGCTACCGAGCGTGGCAGCGCCCGTGACGGCGAACGTGCCGCCGACCGAAAGCGTGGAGGTGATAGAAACATTGGCCTGTAGGCCGGTGTTGCCCGTCACCGTCAGCGTGCCGTTAATCGTCGTGTTGCCGAACGAATTGGCGGCGTTAATCATCTGGAAGCGCGTGCCGTCATAGATCACGACGACCACTTCACCCGAGTTGATGTCGCCAGCGGCAAGGGCGGTGCTGCCGTCGCGGGTGATCGCCTTGGCACCAAGGCTGTCAATGTTGATCGTGACCGGGCCTGTGTTGGCTGCGTTAGCGACGAAGTAAAACAACTGCCCCGCTGCATAAGCGGTCAACTGCGGCGACATAGAACCCGTGATCGTGTCCGTACCCGTGACCGTGACGAGTTTGGCGACGGTAGACTGCACTTGACTCAAGTTCGCAGCGTCTGTGGCAGCAGTTCCTGCCCCCAGCCCCGTGATCTTGTTGGAGCCAAAGGGAATGTTGGCCGTGATGGTCGTCTGACCGTCCTTGGTAATCGCCGTGGAGAGGCCCGTAGCAAGGTCAGAGGTCAGCGCGTTAAAGACCGTGGCCGAGATGACGGTATTGGCGACGACAGGCTGGCCTGCCGAGTTGATTAAGAACGTACCGCTGCCGTTGTAGGACATTGCTCTTACTCCTGTTCCATTCGCGCAAGTTGAGCCGCCAACTGCCGCGCATAATACGGGTCAATTTTACTGCCTGTTGCGGCAGCCCTTTTCATCATATCTATAGACATTGCCATTGATGGATTTTTTGCCAAAAATGCTTTAACTCGTTTGTCGTTTCTTAAAAACTCTGCAATTTTCTGTGGTGCTGTAGTGCCGCCACGAACCGCTTGACTAGCCTGTTGTACGTTGAGCATTGTGCCTGCTGTGGCTCCAGCCCTTCCCGCAGTGCCGCCAACGGCCATAGCCGTACCCAGCGCAGGGTTCGCGTAATATGCAGTGCCTGTTGCAATGCTAGAAACTGGGCCAATGGGGAAAAATCGACCCATTGCACGCATGGCGTTATCAATAGGGCCGCCCCTTACCACCTCAAGAATAGCCTCTTGCTCTGGCTTTGAAAATTTGCGGAACTGTTTGGAATTAGCAAAATTGCGAAATTCTGTTCGCAAAGCATTTTCATAACCTGCGGCAGTAAAAAAACTGGTTTTGTTTTTTGCTCGCTCCACCAATTCATCCATTGCTTCGCCTTTGCTCATTTTTGACCAAAGGTTACGAGCTTCTGTAATGGCTGGAGCCGCTACGGCAGGATCGCCACTTACAACGTCGGCAGGTGACAAATCGTTAATTAAGTCATCAATCTTGTCACGAACGCCCAAAATTTTAGCCATGTCGTTGTCAGTTGCGTCTTTGGCGATTGACGCCGTAACCTTGCGCCGCAATTTGTAAAGGCGATCAAGGGTTACAGGTTGCCCACGATAAGACTCCAATGCTTTGTATGCCTTAGCCGCGCCCGGCTCAAGCGTTGTTGCAATGTCAGTATCAATGTCTACGTTGTAGTTAATGTCATCCAACAAATCATTAAATTTGTCTTTTTTAATAACAACGCCCGCATCACTTGCTCGCTTGA